CAATTCTTCACCGTGCCCACGCAAGCAACAATCAAGCTCTGAGCCAGCCAAACGTCTTCATCCTCCGCCCATTCGGCTTCCATTTCTCGACGCCAACGCTGCGGATCATCCCCGAACTGACGCTTAATCTTCTCAACAATAGCAGGCTTAAGCGGACCATTAGGTTCAAGGGCATCACTCCACCGAACATGCGACCGCGCAAAATCGGAATAGTCTTTATGGTTGCACATCTTCCAAAACAGCGAATCCGTATTCCAAGGCGTCGAAGTCGCGATTAGTTTGCCGTTGGTTGTTCCGAGCGTAAACAGGATAGCATCATAGAGCTCCTCGTCGTTAGGAACGAAATTGGCTTCTTCGATCCAGATAACTTTGAAGGTTGGACCTCTGATTGTATCGGGGTTGTTTGGGAAGGCTTCAATCATGCTGCCGTTTGGCAGAGTAATCCTTGTTTTTTGGACGTGTAGGCCTGGCTGCTGGGGAAGCTTTCGACAAAAGCCGCCCATGCGTCTTATGTTTAGTTTGGTTTGGCGCCAGCTTGGACCAACAATCGCTATGTAGCTGTCAGGATGCTCCCATGCATACTTGAGAAGCAAAGCAGACACAGAGAAGCTTTTTCCTGTTTGGCGTGCCCAACGCACAGCCGTAAATTGATTCTTTTCAAACATCTCCGCAAGCTCTAACTGATAGCGGTAAGGAGTAAACCCAAAGACCTGTTCAAAGAAACTCTTAACATCGCCCTGTAGGCTTTGGACTTTGCGCTCACCTAATTGTTCAGCCGCAGCTATATCTGAACGTAGTCCTGCCCGTTCCTCGAAGAGTCTTTCTTTATGCATTGCTCTGGGACTTTTTGAGAAGTTCCGCATACTTTTTTCTAGCCTCCATTAATTCCTCTTCCATTTCACGATAGTGAACATACTCTGCAAACCGCTCCTGGTACACCTTAACACCGGCGATTATGCCGCGTAAACGCAAAACCTCAGCCTTATCCAGCCCCGGCGTCTTTAGCGCCTCCAGTGCAGCTGCAAGAATCTTCAGTGTCTCCTCGATGCTAGGCAAATCTTGGGGAAGCGTCAGTTCGGTAGAACAACAACAATTGGAATTTTTTGGCTGTTGTTGTTCTTTCAGTAAGCCAAACTTTAGGAGCTTTTGTCGTATGGCTTCTTCAGTATAGCGTCCATCAAAACTAAACACTAAGACTCTAAGGTCTGTTGTCCCCGACTGGTACCAGTCTCGGAGTTTGCGCTCATCATCTGCCGGCCAAGGTTTGCCCTTAGTCAAGTTTTCTGCCCCACAAACAATCCTATCACAGTGCCGCTTAGTCCGGTGATGGAAGCGAAAATCTCAGCGTTCCAGGTGTGCAAGATGGCTAAGTGCGCTAACTCAAGAGCAGACATAAACGCAGTCATGCCGATAGCGAATTTGACACCCAACACCAACTTAGCAGTAGGTTCTTCGACGACGAGGCGGCCTCTCTCAAAGCGCCTCCTAGTTAGGGCACGCTTAATAGGGTCTGCCATCGATGCTCAACCTCCTCTGCGCAAGTGCTCTCCGAAAAGTTCTAGGCCGATTCATCGAGCGGTGCCCGCCCATCATGAAACTATTAACAAGCTTACTAGCCGATTCGCTTGGTATGTGCTCTTTTACCAAAACTGTTACTCCCAGCGCCCAACCGATAGGAATAGCGGTATAGTCTAAATCGAACAGGCCGTCGGCATAGCGGAAACTGTTCTGGGCAATCACAATGTGCTTAATTTTGTCGCCGATTAAACCGACAAATATTCCCCAGCTCTTCACTGGGACGTCGATGGTCATGCCTGAGCCGCTGCTTTTACCGACCGATGCGTCGCACCAGTCAACGGCGATTAAGTCGCCGGGTTTAATGTTTTCAAACTGTTTTAGGATTTGCTTACTCATGTTAGAGGTCACCATTACCGTCTTGCCTTGTAGTTGCTTAGGGCGTCCGTCCTAGCTCTCAAGGCATAAATCCAGTCAGCCATCAGCTGCTTCTGATAGCCAAGATTCAAAGTGACATCCAGCGTGTTGTTTTCCGCCAGAAGATGATAGTCCACACTTTTGACAAGGAAACTCACAGAGGCGATGCTTTCGTTTGGCAGAGTTACCGCAATCATATCGCCGGGCAGAATGGGCGAAGTACCATAATCGATTAAGGTGCTTTTTACGACCAGCGAAGTTTTGGCCTGTTTTTTGTAAGCCAGAATTGATTTGGCTCTAAGCATACATTCGTTGTCGCTGTAGAGGTCCTCGACGATGTCAACGTATTGGCGTTCGCCATAACTGGCAACGCTTGAGGCATCGGTTTGCATATTACTGTATCTTGCACCGGTGAAGTAGAGTTGACCATGCCACACCTGGCCGCTGACGCCTGGAGTAACCAGATAGGCCGTGACAGTTACGGTGCGGATGTTCTCCCAGTCAAAGTCACTAGGAGCCGCCCAATCCGTTGCATGGTTAATACCCACGTCTAGCTGGAACGTCGACCAATCGTTACTTGCAGATATGCTATTGACAGTTGAGAGGTTACGCCCACAGACCCGTGATGAGGAATCATGTAGGATCACTAAGAAGCCATCAGACTTAACAAGGTCATCACGCAATAGGGCCAAGAACAGCTTTGGGTACATGTTGCCGTTTACGGTTACGGTAAAATAGAAGACGCTCACGGCATTGTAAGCGGCGCCCGTGGTGTTCTTGACGCTTGAGGCAGCCGAACCATACCTTCGAGTTGCATCTAAGGAAAGAGAGCCGCCATATCCTGTCCAGTAACCACTGGCGGGGTTGAGGCTTTCGACCGTTTCGTCAACGTCTATTGGTGTACTTTTGGTGGCAGCCCCGTAAATTGTGACTTTGTTTCTAACCGAGAGAATATCCGATTCCGTTTCCGCCTCTTCAATCCGTTCACTGAGACTGACGGAGCTTGTTTTGGCGCCTCTATGGAAAAACTCAAACCGTCCATCCGGTGCAACCCTAAAATCGTATCCAATGGCACCAGCTTTATCGCTGTCCTTAGCAATTTGTTTGAGGATTTCCCAAGCCTGCTTATTCTCATAGTCTAAGCGGGTGAAGGTAGTGTCGGTGTTTTCGACAAGTTCAACGCTACTTCGTACATGTGGAAGGCCTGAATGATAGTCAAGGATGTGCTTGACGATGTCCTCGCCTTTCATGAGAGCGTAACCTTCGGTGACGTATTCACGGAATAACCGCTCTCCCCAGTCACGGCCAGAAACAGTAACATAATGCTCAGTGGCGTTTGATTGGAACTTCATGTTCTCGTTTCGCGTGGTGATGAGCTGAGGACAATTGACGCCTCGACCCATCATAATGTAGCCGTCCTCGCCAAGTGCGATCGGGGAGCCGCTTGGGCTGTATTTGCCGTTCCAATTTTGGAGGCGATATGCGAAACTGCTGACTTCCTCGGTTCCGCCTAAGTGCACGGTCAGCTCCTGAATATCGGCCTGATTAATCGGACCGCCTGTTACTCCAGAGTAGAGAGTGACGTATGGAGGCGCTGGTTCGCTCATGTGTCCTCTACTCCTTGGCGGTAGATCGCCATGTCACCAGATCGCACGATACCCCGAGTCGCAGTGGAGGTTTGGCTGGCTGTGGAGTTGAAGTTCTGCATGCTTGTAGTTGCCTTGTTCATACTGTTGGCGAAGGAGTACATTGCGACTGCAGCAGCCGCTATAACAGCGATACCCACGCCAGTCAAAGCCAAGAAAGTCCCATAACTGATGTTTAGGGCGTTCTGTGCAGCTGTGGCGACCCAACAAGCGGCAGAGTAAACTTTCTGGGCAACAGCGACGCCCATGCTGGTAGTCATAAACGTGCCCATGACCGAGACAACCATCATGGCGCTGTTGAACACCTTAGTTTGGGAGTCATTGAGCAGCCCAAATTGGTTGGCGATGTAGCCAATTGCCATGCCCGAAGCGCCGATGCCAGCTATGGTAGCGCCCAAACTCTTAATGCGGGCACTTAGGGCTTCGGCGTCAGTTTTAATTCTGCCAAACTCGTTGCTGGCACGATTAACTGCCCTTATAGTTACTGCGATTTCACGGAAACTCATAGCCCCGCCTCCGCTTTAGCTTGCTCAATAGCTGCAGTGACTACTGTTTCCAGTTGGGGAAGATACTTCTCGATTGCTGGGTAAAGGTAAGGATGCGCCTGCATGTACTTGGTACCCAACTCTACAAACAAGGCGTAGGTGGCGTCTGCGCCGATTTCCGCTACCCATTCCTGAATCTTCGCATAGATGGTACTTCGAAGATAACCTGTGCGGACTGAAACTTGGCGCATGGCTTCAGCTTTGACGTCGGCAGCCCAGCTAGCCAAAAAGCTATGAACCTGCCTCTGCATCCCTGAATCGAACCTTTGCATAGCCGTCTTGAATTCTTCTATGCCTTCGATGTCACAGGTTACTTCTAGTGCCGTTTTGCTTCACGCTCCGCTTTTTTCTTTTCTTCCTCAGCCATTTCATCCATCACGTTTAGGATGTGGCAGAACTCCTGCACTGTTCGGGCTGGCTGTTTTGCGAGTTGGGTTGGTGTCCATCCGAAGGTTTGGCATAGCCTAAACTCGACAAGAGTGCTGTGCGGCTTTCCTCGTCTAATTGCTCTAGTAAAAAACGCAAGTCCTCCCGTGACATGCCATTTAACTTGTTGACTACTTTAGAGAAGAATTCCCCAAGCTCGATGGGAATGCCGTCTTCTTCGCCCAGTAACTTTTCAATGGTTATTGGGTGGCTTTGGGGTTGTCCATGCATGCTTGCCAAGATGGTTTCAGCTTGTATGGAGATAAAATCGCTACTCTCCACGTCACCGGACAGCTTGTTGTATTTGGTGTGCTTTTGGATTATGCGGTTCCGCTTCGCCCATGTAATCTCAGCAAACGTGTATGTGCCTCTGTACTCTTCGCCGAATCGGCCATCAACCTCTAATTTTTCAGTTTTCAATGCTTGTCCTCCATAACTATGAAATGTTGAGCGGTCCTCTTGCCGTGAAAGGAACCTTGGCGTAGATCAAGTCCTCAGATTTACCGCTCAGCGAAAAATCGTTCCATTTAGAATGCTCTATGCTGACTTTGTTAACGCCGCCAAGACCAAACTCTAAGCTGGACTGCTCTATGTCGGCTAAAACGTCGTCGGCTTCCTGTTTGCTTTCAAACTCAAACGTAAGTTCACCAGTTAGAAGCCGCTTACCCCATGTAAGGTACTTAGCTAAGTGCCCGTTGACCGATCTTATGACCGGAACAGCCTTGCAAGAATTATCAATCTGAAGCTTCCAAGAAGTAACCCGCTCACAGGTTACACCGCCGATTTTGACATAACTTTCGCTGCCTAAAACAGCGCCTGCGTATTCGGTGTATGTGGCGTTTGCGATTTTCGCTGTGGCTATTTCGATGTCTTGTGCTGGAAACTCTGCTTCGCACTCTAAAATGCCGTCTATATCGCATGTTAGGGTGGCTTTGTTGAAGCGTGCGCCTTTGTAGAGTAGGCTTATGATGTCGGTGGCGAATGCGAATTGGTCTTTGTAGTAGAGTACCTGAAGTGATAGGCTAGTGTTTAGTTCTTGCTTGACGTACTGCAAGAGGTTTATCGGCGCGTCTGAGGGTATTGGGTATTTTAGCTTTAGAAGTGGTTGCCTTAAGCCACGCTTTAGAGAGACAACGTCGATTGAGCCTGTGCCTGCTATTTTGATGTTGTTTGGGTTCACGTCTGGGTCTAAATTGCTGCAGGAGTGACCAAGCATCGCTGGGCTAGCTGGAACTACGCCGAAGGTGCCTTCGGTAACGTAATAGAACTTTTCTTGGTCGCTATGATATGTGTCAACCATCTTTTTTTTCTCCTGTGACTATGAAATGGCTATGGACTCGAAGAGCCAGGCCACGATTTGGATTTCTTCTTTGTAGAGAAACGGTTTGACGTCGGTTACATCGACGTCTCGGTAAGTGTGGATGTCGCAGAAAGTTATGCCTCGCACGTCAACGGTTGCTTGGACAAAATCGCAGTGCAAAGTGGCAGGCGAAACCCCATCAGACGGGTTGGCTGTCCGTGCCATCAGATAGAGAAAACCGTCGGAATCGACATAGTTGGTTAAGTTTTCTATGAGGATGCTGCTTATGGTTTGGTCTGTTCCTGAACTGCCGCTTTGCGCATCTTCCCAAACGCCTGAGAGATTGTTCCAGACCTTGAGGGTTACACCGTTTCCCTGCGAGGCAACTCCGTAACCTTCAAACGACAATAAAACACGCTTAAGGCACTGCTTTCTCGGCTCATTACGGCTCTCGCCACCTTTGGAGCCTATTTTGAAGCGGAAAAGCATAAACGCAAACTCGCCGTTGCCATTTGCGCTTTCAGAATGCCTAACATCGTCACTGCCCCAAAGCGCTGAATACTCTACGTTTGGCAGTTCTGCCAAAGAGACGTTTGAAGGCTCAAGCTCACCTGTGCCTGTGGCATCATAGGCCTTGTGGGTTGCCGATGTGGAATCTAGCGGGTAAAAGTTGTAGATGGTTCTGTAGGGCAGGTTGCGGTTTTCGGGAATAATCAAAAGAAGCTGCTCAAGGACTTTGTCGCGCATGACTCTGCCTACATCAGCGCTCGGAGAGGGCTTGTCAATGGTTACTATGGTTGCTCGAAGGGAGTAGATGCGGCGTCTAAGTTTGCCGTCTAAGGTGTGCTTCTGTGCTTGGCAAGGTTCAGAGGTTTTGGAGACTGTGATTTGGGCGTCGTAGTCTTTTAGCAGTTCCCGGTCATAATTTGCCTGAGAGCATAGGACACTGGCTAAGCCACCGTCATCTTTAACAACCCTTAGCCGAGACTCGATAAGCCGCAAAATGGTAACGACTGGGTTTTCTGCTTCGCTCAACTGCAAATCAGCCTCCTAGCCACGCTTTTGAAGTACAAGCGCTGATTCGCAAAAGCGAAGGGAGTTACAGTTTGGATTTCATAGTCCTCGCCCTGACGCCTGATTTTATCGTGTACTCGGACAGGCAGAAACGTGTAGAAGGCCATGTAGTCATTCAGATAATAGCCTGCTTCCAGCATTACCTGTTCAGCTTTGATTGGAGAAACAACAGCAAGCAAATCCAGCGCCTCACCATAACTCACTGTGGCAACGGCTTCTCGAACAGGATAAAGCGTAACCGCTTCACCCTTGCTTCTTAAAATCCTAGTAAACTGGGTTGTGGGTGGCTCATAGTGGAGGAACAGTTCGGCTAGCCAGCAAACCGTAACCATAGCCTTCTTATTTTCGACATAGCTGTAGTCTGCATGTTTGGCGCCCCAGAACATGAATTCCTCGCTGTGTTTGCCGATGACTTTCATGCTCAGCTCTAAGCTGGGTTGGTCGTGGTTCTTGCGGATTTTCCACAAGATTCCACTTGTCACCGCATCGTAGTAGTCGCATGCAACGAATCTACCGACGACGTCTATGTAGCCAGCCCAACAGACTGCAGGGTCATAAGCTGGGTACTTTGCGCTAGCTCGAATATTGTTTAGGCTGTCGTAGACTTTTTGGCAACTAACGCTAAAGCCTTCAACCTCATACAGACCCACCAAGGCATAGGCGAACGGGTCATCATACACTTCATTCTCGGTTAGACCGACTCGGTGCCATTTGCTATCGGCTGGGTCAAAATCCAACCAAAGGTTCTCAAAGCCTGCCCTTAGAAAACCGATTGCCTTGTTCACTATGTCTCGGTAGAGTGGCGCATTCGCCGCATCGTACTTTTCGGCTAGCATGTTCAAGCCGATTAAGCCATAGAGGCATTCAATGTCTAGTTGCAGAAGCCAAGCATCGCCAATAGTCACAGCTCTAGCGAAGCCGCCGTAGGACTGCTGGTCCTGCATGGTCTTGAGGAAAGTTCCAGCGGCTAACTTTGCAGCCTCTAAGTATCGGCTATCATTTGTGAGTTCATAGGCTCTTAGAAGAGACGGAATGACTCTGCAAGCGTCTACACTGTAATAGTAGGTGCTTTCTTCTGCGCTTTTGAAGCCGCTATAAGCTTTACGTGCTGGGTCGGTGCATTGCTGTGTTAGAACCCAATCGGCTAGGCTTATGATTTTGCTATAGATGTCTGCTTTTCTGTCCTCGAATTGTGGGGCAGAGTAGGCTTCATAGAGAAAGTCAATGGCAAAGCTAGCCGCCAATACGCCTTTGCCAAAGGCGGGGTCAGGTGTGCTAGGTGGAATAACGTAAACGTTAGGCGCATAGTCCATGACAAATTGGAAGTATGCCTCTGGAACCGTCCCCATGGTCAGGCGCTCCCCACGTAAGGCGTTTTTAGGCTGTCAAGAATCCGTCCAAACTCTGACTGTAGCACGTCTAAGCTTGGCAAAGATGAAGATGCTGAGATGGTTAGGTCGCCTACGCTGAAGTTTAATCCGACTGCTGAGCCGCCAGTCAAATAACAAACCGCATAAATGGCAGCCAGAAGCGTTATTGCTTCTTTTAAGGCATCCGTGCAGTCGGAGGCGTCTATGGTTTGGGAAAGCTCTAGCGATAAAGTGACTTGGGCACGCTTAACCATCTTTAGAATTTTGGCATCGGCAATATCTGCGTCGCTTAGATGCAAAACGTCTTTTACGTCTTCGGTGGTTACGCTTGTCACTTTGGTGCCTCCTTGGTTGCGGTAGATGTGTCCCATAGTTCCCAGCCGAATTTGACGGCGTTTTTGCGGAATTCTTCTGAACGAATCAGCCCCAACTCAGCGGCTTTAATGAGATCGGCAGGGTTAAGCTCCGGGGTTTCGGGACTGCCAAAATTCAACCTCACCTTAGCCTTCGCCGCATCAAAGCCAGCCTGAGTAACAACGGGCAAGAAGATTTCTCGTTCAACTTGCCGCTTGACGTAGCGTTGGACGGGTTTTATGAGCATGTCTTGAAGGTCTAAGGCTGCTCTTGCCGATGCTTCAGTGAAGCCTGGAGTGCTAAACAAGCGTGGCAGAGGCGTTTCGCATCCGAGGTAGAACTGGTTTACCATGTGGTCGATGTAATACTCGAAACGTGCTCTCGGGTCAATGGATACTGGGTAGACGCCGACGGATTTGGCGCCACTGAAAAGCCATTGCCCTTCTTCCGGACGGTTCTTGATTGCGCTCTCATACTTCTTGATTGTGTCTTCCTTTTGACCTTCAAGCTGCACAACGACGTCTGGCCCAGCGTACTTCTTGAAGATGTTTGGCAGAATTTTCTCAATCTTGGCCTTCATCCAAGCATACGATGGACGCTTATCCGTGTCAACAGTCAAAGTGTGAAGTAGAACCTGCAGCAGGCCTACGCCGAAACCAGAAGAAACATCACCGTTTAAGCGCCAGTGGATGACGGCTTCGGGTTTTAGCTCGTTTCCAGCGTTCCCGCTATAGCTGGCACTAAGCTGGTAACCTGTGACTTTGTAGGGAATTTTCAGGTTAGGAACAGAGCTCAGTCCTATGCGTTGAACCGAATCAATCGGCATACGCAAAGTATCCGCTAGCCGTTCCGGTGTGAGTTTTAGCCAGAAATCGTTGCCGCAAGCAATCAGCGGCTTGGCCATATCGTTTAGAAGCCCATCAAGATTGATGTCTTCGCAGAACCTATCTACAGCTGCCTTAGCCTCGGAAGCCTTGTCGTATTTTTCGTCAACTGTGGTATAGAAGCCCATGCCAACCGTCGAAGCTGCCAAGAGGTCCACGCTGCTTTTGCAGGTTGGGTCTCGGTCGTAAAGCTTCATGACGTCTGCCAGTGGGATGCATGAGGTGTCAAAGAACACTCTTTCATTTGGCGAAGCCACACCTGAAGCAGGCGCATAGGATAGCACTTCACGGATTTTCTTTAAGACACCACTCATACAGGTTAACCTCAAACGGTTTTTTGGTACCCAAAAAAATGGGGAAAGAAATTGTTGGTTTAGAGCAGCCTAAGTCATAGTCTGCTTTACGTTCGTCATTCGGGCAATAGCTTTAGATCGCAGGATGCCAGCGCCAAACCTTGTGGTTCCACGTACACCGTAGGTTCCAGTTTTTACTTCTTCCCAATCTTCTACGGTAACGTCTCGACGCAGAAGCATAACTGAGGCAACTCGGGTATCAATCGCATACATCGTACCATTGGGCACAAGAGTGCTTGATTGCACCGTCATACCCAATACGCTACCTATAGTGCCCTGAGCAATGTCGGTCTCACTACTCGGCAAGTACACGGACTTCACGAATTTGTCATCGTTGAGAAGTTGGTGCAGTTGCATCTCGTTTACCGCTAGAACAGTGGGACGCCAATGTTCCCTCTTGACTGCCTCATGTAGACTAAGCAATGAAGTCCAGCTTGCGACAGTGCCGCCGCCCGCTAATTCTGCCCCAGTAGCCAAATCGCCTGCTTGGACTGCGGCATACAAGGCAAGTATAGCCTCGGTTTCATGTTGTCCAAGCGCCATGCCAATGTTGTCTACAGCTTTAGTCATGACGTTCCAAGTGGCGTCTTCTAGGTACTCTCTGGTCCATTGGTCGGATGCTTCTGCTAATTGGTTTGTGTAGATGTCAACTGTTGTGGGTTTTTTGGCGCTTATTCTTGTAACTGCACCTTCAGCGTAACGGTAGCCTACTGCGCCTGCGTCTATTGGGAAGCGTTCCATCGCTTCGTTTGTGGGCATGACGGTGAT